GCGGACATTCCCGCGGCGCGAATTATCGACATACGCAAGTCCGTATGCACTGCCATTACACGACACAACGCTGCCGCCGCCGCCACCGTCGCGGCAGGATGCTCGCATGACCCGCTCCGCTGCACTCGACCTCATTGCCAACCTGATCCGCTTCGGCACCGTTGCCGAGCGCGACCTGTCGCGCGCCCTGGTGCGGGTGCGCAGCGGCGGGCTGCTGAGCGACTGGCTTCCGTGGTTGGTGCCGCATGCCGGGGCCGGGCGTACCGACTGGTCGCCGCCCGCGCTGGGCGAACAGGTCCTGGTCCTGTGCGTGGAGGGCGATGCCACTGCGGGCGTCGTGCTGCGCGCCCTGTACTCCGACGACGTGGCGCCCCCGGCCAACGCCGGGGACGTGCACCGCAGCGTCTACACCGACGGCGCGGTGGTCGAGTACGACGCCGCCGCGCACGCGCTGACCGCCACCCTGCCCGCCGGCGCCACCGCCACGCTCACCGCCGATGGCGGCATCACCCTGAACGGCCCGGTGACGATCAACGGCACCTGCGATATCAGCGAAACGCTCACTGTCGCGGCGGACATCGACAGCAGCGGCACCCTCACGGCCAGCACCGACGTGGTGGGCGGCGGCATCAGCCTCAAGGGCCACAAGCACACCGGCGTCCAGACCGGCAGCGGCGTGACCGGAGGTCCGCAGTGAGGGGCATGAGCGCCGCTAACGGCAAAGCGCTGGAGGGCGCCGCGCACCTGGCGCAATCCATCGCCGACATCCTCACCACCCCCGTCGGCACCCGGGTCATGCGACGCGACTACGGCTCACTGCTGCCGGAGCTGATCGACCAGCCCATCACCCCCGCCGTGCTCACCCGCATCTACGGTGCCATCGCGGGCGCGCTCATGCGCTGGGAGCCCCGCCTGCGCATCACCCGCATTGCCCTGGCCAGCGGCAGCGCCCACGGTGCGTTCACCGTCCACCTGGACGGCCACCGTACCGACGTCCCCCTGGCAAGCGAATACACGCGCCTGTCCCTACCGCTCATCTTCCGCTAGGCCGCATCGAGGAGCCGATCCATGCCCGACATCTACCACCACGGCGTACTGGTCAACGAGATCAACACCGGCGCCCGCCCCATCCGCACCGTCTCCACCGCCGTGATCGGTCTGGTGGCCACGGCCGACGACGCCGATGCGACCGTCTTCCCGCTGGACCGCCCGGCCCTGGTCACCGACGTGGCGGCCGCGCTGGCCGCAGCCGGCACCACGGGCACCTTGCGCCCGGCCCTGCAGGGCATCGCAGACCAGTGCAGCCCGGTGGTGGTGGTGGTGCGCGTGGCCGAAGGGACCGGCGAGAGCCCGGAAGAGATCGAAGCCGCAACCACCAGCAACGTGATCGGCACCGACACCGCCGACGGCAAGACCGGCCTGCAGGCCCTGCTGGTGGCCGAGGCGCAACTGGGCGTGCGGCCGCGGATCCTGGGCGCGCCCGGCCTGGACACCCCGCCCGTGGCCACGGCGCTGGTCACCATCGCGCAGCAACTGCGCGCCATGGCCTATGCCGCGGCCTGGGGCTGCAAGGACGTGGCGGAGGCCGTGCTCTACCGCGACCAGTTCGCCGCTCGCGAGCTGATGCTGATCTGGCCGGACTTCCTGGCATGGGACACCGCCGCCTCGGCCACTGTGGCCGTGCCCGCCGTGGCCCGCGCCCTGGGCTTGCGGGCGAAGATCGACCAGGAACAGGGCTGGCACAAGACGCTCTCCAACGTGGCCGTCAACGGCGTGACCGGCATCAGCAAGGACGTGAGCTTCAACCTCCAGTCGCCCAATACCGACGCAGGCACGCTCAATGCCGCGGACGTGACCACCCTGGTCAACATGAACGGCTATCGATTCTGGGGCAGCCGCACCTGCAGCGACGACCCGCTGTTCGCCTTCGAAAGCGCCACCCGCAGCGGCCAGATCATCGCCGACACCATCGCCCACGGGATTGCCGGATTCGTCGACAAGCCCCTGCACCCCTCGATCGTCAAGGACATCGTCGAATCCATCAACGCCAAGCTGCGCAGCCTGGTCGCCCAGGGCTACCTGATCGGCGCCAGTTGCTGGTACGACGCCGACAACAATCCGGTCTCGGGCCTGTCTGCCGGCCAGCTGCGCATCGACTACGACTACACCCCGGTGCCGCCGATCGAGCAACTGGGCCTGAACCAGCGCATCACCGACAGCTACTTCGCCGACTTCGCCGCCCGCGTGGCCGGCACCTGATTCCGACTCCCCGGAGACGCCCATGGCACTGCCCCGCAAGCTGAAGAACTTCAACGTCTTCGTCGATGGCGAAAGCTTCATCGGCCAGGCCAAAACCATCACCCTGCCCACCCTCACCCGCAAGATGGAAGACTGGCGCGGCGGCGGCATGTCCGGCCCGGTGAAGGCGGACCTCGGCCAGGAGCCCATCGAGTTCAAGGCCGTCTACGGCGGCCTCATGCGCCCCCTGCTGGCCCAGTACGGGGTGACCACCCACGACGGCGTGCAGATCCGCTTCGCCGGCGCCTACCAGCGCGACGACACCGGTGCGGTGGACGCCGTGGAAGTGGTGGTGCGCGGCCGCCACAGCGAGATCGAATTCGGCGATGCCGCCGCCGGCGAGGACACCGAGTTCACGGTCACGACCCAGTGCAGCTACTACAAGCTCACGGTCAACGGCGCCGTCGTGGTGGAGATCGACCTGCCCAACATGGTCGAGACCTACGGCGGCACCGACGTCATGCGCACCATCCGCAACGCCATCGGCATGTAACCGTTCCCTGCGAGCGCGCCGGGAAGCCGGCCGCGCGCGCCGGACGCTGCGACGGACGGGCGCCTCACCCCGCCGGAGCGGCCCCGGATGCCGGCCGGTGGAGCGCCACCTGACAGTGAGGCTCGGGAGCGCCGGCCGACGCCCGGCGCAACACCCCATTCCCCTGCCTGGAGATCCGCATGAGCAACCCCGACGTCGTCACCGTGCCGCTGGACACGCCCATCACCCGCGGCGAGCAGACCATCGACAGCCTCACCCTGCGCCGGCCCGACGCCGGCAGCCTGCGCGGCCTGAAGCTGTTCGACGTGGTGCAGATGGACGTGCTGGCACTGCAGACCCTGCTGCCGCGCATCACCGCCCCCACCCTCACCAGCGCCGACGTCGCGGCCCTGTCCGCCCCGGACCTGTTCAAGCTGGGCGCCGAGGTCGCCGCTTTTTTCGTGCCGAAGGAGCCCGCCACGGCCTCCCCGTGACCGTGGACGACGCCATGGCCGACATCGCCGCCGTGTTCCACTGGCCGCCTTCGGAAATGGCCGCCTGGTCGCTGGCCGAGCTGATGGACTGGCGGGAACGGGCCCGCCTGCGCAGCGGAGGCGAGTGATGCTAGAGTGCGCCCATGACGCTGCTCATTCTCGTCTTCGCGGGGACCGGCCTGGCCTTCCTCGGCCTGATGGTGCTGTGGGCGCTCTCGCTCATGGTCGAGCCGTTCATCGGCAAGGCGCCCGCCGGCCCCTTGCCCACGGCGGAAACCGCACAGGCGCCGACCACTACGCACCGCACGCGCCTGCGCGACCGCGTGCTGCTGGTGCTGCTGGCCTCCGCCCTGGTGGGCGCCGCCCTGCAACTGTCTGGCCTGATCTGACGCGGGGCGGCGCCGTGCGCGGGAGGGCCGCGCATGGCTGACACCCTGCAACTGAAGGTCGTCCTGTCGGCCATCGACAAGGCCACCGGCCCGCTGAAGAAGCTCATGGCCGGCAGCCAGGGCGTGGCGTCGGCCCTGCGCGAGCAGTACGACGCCCAGCGCCAGCTGAAAGCCCAGCTGGCGGACATCCGCGCCTTCCGCACCCAGACCGATGCCGTGCGCCGTGCCCACGCCGCCTTCGAGGCGCAACAGGCCAAGGTGCGCGAGCTGGCGGCCCAGATGCGCGCCGCCGAGGCGCCGGGCAAGCAACTGACCCGGGCCTTCGACCAGGCCCGCCAGCAGGCCGCCCGGCTCAAGGCCGCCCACCAGCAGCAGGCCGAGGCCCTGCAACGCCTGCGCAGCACGCTGGCCGCGGCCGGCATCGGCACCCGCGACCTGGGCAGCCACGAGCGCCGCCTGCGCGGCGAGCTCGAACGCACCTCGGCCGCCATCGCGCAGCAGAAAACCCGGCTGGACAGGCTGGCCAGCGCCCAGGCGCGCGCCCAGAAGCTGCACAGCGGCGGTATGACCGTGGCCGCGCATGGCGCCGGCATGGCATTCGCCGGCCAGCGCGTCCTGCGCGCCGCGGCCGCCCCGGTAGCCGAGGCGATCAGCTTCGAGTCGGCGCTGGCCGACGTGCGCAAGGTGGTGGACGGGCTGGAGGATCCGGTGGCCTTCCGGCAGATGGGCCGCGACATCCAGGATTTGTCCATGCGCCTGCCGATGACCCAGCAGGGCATCGCCCAGATCGTCGCCGCCGCCGGCCAGGCCGGCATCGCCCGCGAAGAGCTGCTGCGCTTTGCTGAAGACGCCGCGATGATGGGCGTGGCCTTCGATACCACCGCCGAGGACGCCGGCCAGATGATGGCCACCTGGCGCACCGCCTTCCGCATGCCGCAAGACGAGGTGGTGCGGCTGGCCGACCAGATCAACTACCTGGGCAACACCGGCCCGGCCAGCGTGCAGAAGATCAGCGCCGTGGTCACCCGCATCGGCGCGCTGGGCGAAGTGGCCGGCCTGCAATCCGGCCCGCTGGCGGCGCTGGGCGCCACCATTGCCGGCGTGGGCGTGCAGGAGGAGATCGCCGCCACGGGCATCAAGAATCTGCTGCTGCGCCTGACCGCCGGCGAGGCCGCCGCCAAGAGCCAGCGCGTCGCGTTCGAGAAACTGGGCCTGAGCGCTGAGCAGGTGGCCGCCGCCATGCAGACCGATGCCCAGGGCACCATCCTGGACGTGCTCGAGCGCATCGGCGCCCTCGATGCCGACGTGCAGGCCTCCGTGCTGAGCAAGCTGTTCGGCACCGAATCCGTCGGGGCCATCGCCCCGCTGCTGACCAACCTGCCCCAGTTGCGCGAGAACTTCGCCAAGGTGGCCGACGCCCAGCGCTACGGCGGCAGCATGGCCGCCGAGTACGCCAGCCGCGTGGCCACCTCGGAGAACGCCCTGCAACTGGCCAGGAACGCCGCGC